CTCCGTGGCCTTGGCCGCGAACGGCGCGGTGTCCGAGGCCATGATGCGCGCGGCCACCGCGTCGCCCGTGGTGGCCACCCATTGCGCGAGTTCGTCCGCGATGGACTCCATCGACCCCGGGTCGGGCGTCGGCAGGATGTCGGGCAGCCGCTTGCCGGCCAGCACCTGCTGATCCCGGAGGCGCTGGGGGCGGTAGTCGTTCGCGGCGGGGCCCTGGTCGGGCTCCGGTGGGGCGGGAGGCGCAGCCGGCGGCGGCCCGTAGCCGTCCACCTAACCCGGCCTCCCCGGCATCGGGGGCCGGCCGTTGGGGGGCCCGGGGATGACCGGCGAACCGGGGGGCGAGCTCGGTAAGCCCCCTGGTATGGCCTGGCCCTGCCCCGGCTGCATGAGGGGCATCCCGTTGCCGGGCGCCTGCACCATCCCCGGGAGGCCGCCGCCGGGGCCGGAGGGCCCCAGCACCCCGGGGCCCAGTCCGGGCTCGCCCCCCATGCCTGGGAGTGCGCCCAGCCCGGGCGGAGGCATCCCTGGGGGAGCCATCCCCGGAGGCATCCCTGGGGGCATGGCCCCGGCCGGCATCCCGTCCGGTCCGGCGCCGATCGACTGCAGGGCCTGCTCCTCGCCCATGCCCAACCGCTGCTGGATGCGCTGCATCAGCATCTTCTGGATAAAGTCGCTTCGCTTCGCGTTTTCGACGATGAGGCCGCGCTCCACCTCGCCCGGGTCGCCCCCCAGGGCCTCGATGGCCATGGCGGTCGTCTCCAGGCCGGCCTGCATCATCTCCACGTGCGACCGGATCTCGAGGGCCTTGTTGCTGGGCGTCTCGGGGTCCAGCTTGACCGTGTAGCGGTGCGAGCCCTTGAGCTCCTCGGGACCGATGCCCACCCACCCGGAGGGGCCACCCGGCGCGCCCGCTCCCCGGGACGGCCCGCGGCCGGTGGCCTTCTGGCCCCAGGCGTACACCTTCTCCCCGATGCAGTGCTCGATCAGCCAGCTCTCGAAGCCGGTGCGCTCGGAAAGCGCGACCTCCGCGTTGGCCACGATCGGGTCCCAGGCGAGGCGGGCCAGGTGCGCCGCCTGGTTGAGGGCGTACCCGCTGGTGTCCCCGCCCACGATGCCCTGCACCGACGAGGGGAGGGCCAGCTCGAGGAAGCCGCGGATCGAGGTGATCACCTTGTCGATGTCCACCCCGGCGCGGGGCATCTCCACCGCAGAGATGTCCCACGGGTAGATGGCCCCGGGCTCGATCCGGCTCACGGCGGCCAGGGCGTCCGCCTCCGAGCCGTCCCTACCAAAGGGGCTGGTCTGCGGTGAGAGGCCCCCCAGGGTGGACGCCAGGGAGGCCCCCGGCGGTTGGTTCCGCTTGAACGCGGGGAAACCCGTCAGGTAGGCCGCGTTGCTCTGGATGGTGAGGTAGCTGTCCAGGGCCGGGAAGAGCGAGAGGAAGGGGTAGAGCACGGAGAGGCCGGCCCGCTCCGGCAGCCTCGAGGCGGTGGTGATGCCCAGGGCGTGGAAGTAGGGGCCCCGCAGGGTCTTGAGGTAGGGGTCGCCGTAGCGGTGGCGGTAGTGCTTGACCAGGGTGCCCCGGCCGAAGCCCGCGCCGGCCCCGGAACGGGCCGAGCCCTGGCCCGGCCCCAGCAGGAGGGTGCGGCAGGAGCGGTAGTCCCACAGCTCGGCCACGGTGATCGTCGAGGTGCCGGACATCACCCGCGACCACTCGGAGCGGGGCAGGCCCATGCCCTCCTCGGCCACCACGTCGCCCGCAGAGGAGAGGCCGGCCCCGAAGCGGTCGAGCACCTCGAGGTAGGGGACGTCGGAGACCTCGGCGTTGTAGCGGTCGCCGTCCAGCGTGCGCCAGTAGTAGAAGCACTCCGGGGGCACGTCCGTCGACGTGATGGGGTAGGGCTCGCCCTGCTTGAACCGCTCGGTGCCCTGGTCGTGCGCGCGGCGGCGCTCCTCCTCCGAGAGGGTGGCGTCCCCGGCGAGCTCCTCGCGGAGGCGGTTGCTCATCTGGGTGTAGCCCCGCCAGCGGGAGGTGCGCTCCACCGTCTTGAGCACCCCCTCCCCCTTGCTGATGAGGGAGTAGATGAACAGCCGCAGCAGCTGCCGCTTGGACTCCTGCTCCTGGCGCGTCCAGGTGGCCTCGAGGGCGTGCTCCCGCAGCTCGGCGTTGCTCTGCGCGCTCTGGCTCGAGCCCAGCGGCTCGAAGTTCACGGACGGCGGGTTGACGGTCAGGGCCGCGCTGATCGTCGACACGATGTTGTGCGCCAGGGGCGACCGCACCTCGGTGGACGTGGTGCGGTAGTTGTCCGGGACGTTGAGCGGGTAGCGGCTCCAGAGCACGTCGTCGGTGCGCTCGTAGAGCTTGTCCCGCTGCTCGAAGTCCCAGCGCAGCTGGGTGAGCAGCTCGGAGGCCTCCTCCCCGCGGCGGAGGTCGGCCTCGCTGGTCAGGGGCGTGAAGCGGCTCGAGGGACGCGGCTCGCGGCGGCGCTCTGCCAAAAGCGGGGTCTCCTGCACACGGCGGAGGAGACGCGCCTGCACGCACGCCGGACTGGCCCCATCTTACACGGGTGACGAAGCCCCCTCCCAGTGGGCGGGCGGTACGCTACGCGGACGGGGCATGCGGGGGCCGGTGATCTCGGTGGCGGTCTCGGACGCGGCGCGCCTCCTCGGGGGCGTGCCCTGGCCCGCGTGGGCCCCGCCGGACGGCCCCCGGGCGCCGTTGGCCGTCTTCCTCGGGTACGAGGTCGTCGCCCTGGCCGGGGACGCGCAGCTGGCCGCGTGGCGGGCCCAGCTGGCCGACCTGGCCGGCTGCGGCTGGCGCATCCGGGAGCGGCAGGACGGCCGGCGCTGGGGCCTGGTCGTCACCCTCGTCCCGCCCGGGGTGCCTCCCCCCGCAGGCCCAGACGGCGCTCCAGGTCCAGCACCCCCAGCCCGTCCACCCCCAGCGTCGGCCAGACCACCGGCGCGAGCGCCTGCGGCAACGCCTCGAAGTGGCGGCGGATCGTCGCCTGCCACCCGTGCGTCTCGTCGTCCAAGCCGCGGCCGACGGCGGCGACCCACGCCTCGGTGCCGCGCAGGGGCGCCGCCGCCTCCAGATGGGCTTCCACGGCCGCGGTCACGAGGGCCTCTGCGAGGCGCAGCATCCCGCGGGCAGACAATCGCTCCTCGACGGCGCGGGTGAGCGCGGCGCCGATGCGGTCGACCGTCTCGTCTTTGAACGCTCGCCGGTCGAAGGTGAAGGCCCGGGGCCCCTGCGGGCGCAGATGGCGCAGCCCCGGGGCCAGCCCCGCCACGTTCCCGACGACCACGGCGGCGGGCGCCGCGTTGAGCGCCGCCATATAGCGCCGCACCGCGTCTGGCGCCATCGCCCACGCCGTCGCCCGCGCCAGATATTTGCGCTGCGCAATAAGCGTGGTGGCGATCTTCAGCGCCCACGCCGGGTTGCGCCGCACGAGCAGCCGTGCGAGCGGCCCCGAGGGGGTGGTGAGCGGGAACGCGGCGCTCCAGCACACGGGCGGCGCGGTCCCGGCCGCGCCGAACGTCACCCCGCCCGTCTCCACGTCACCCGAACCGCGCCCGGATGGGCCGCGTCATCCCCCGGCCCTCCTGCGCCACCTGGGACGCCTCCAGCGCCAACGTCGTGGCTCCTGAGAGCGCGTCGACCGCATCATCATGGGCAAGTAGCGGGAACCCGAGCAGCTCCCGCTCCACCGCGGGCCACAGCGGGTGCCCGGTGTCCACGTAGAGCTGCCCGGCCTCGGCCTTCGCGGCGGGCGCCCGGGCCCGGGTCACCTTGTCCGTGGCCACCGGAACGGCCACCACGGCGGTGGCCAGCCGGGCGCCCAGGGTCTGCTGCAGCTGGTCGCGCAGGGTCAGGGTGGCCGCCTGGCGGTACGCCCCCACCTCGACGCCGATGTAGCGGGGCCGGACCTGCAGGAGGTACTCGGCCAGGGCCTCCACCAGCCCGGCCTCGTCCACCCGCTTGCGGAACCACGAGAGGACGTAGAGGGTGCGCACCGGGTCGGCCGGGTCGTACCCCAGGGTGCACACCACCGTGTAGTCCGCGCTCTGCTTCTGGCTCCAGGCGAGGTCGACGTAGGCCACCACGGTGAGCCGGGACTGCAGGGCCTGCGCCAGCTCCCGGGTGTAGGGCCGGAACCACTCCGCCTGGAAGACGCCGGCGCCCACCGGGACGGGGTCGCCCATCCAGACCGTGCCCCACTGCGCGCTGCCCAGCCGGCGGCGCTCGTTCAGCAGCCACTCGAGCGACCACTGGGCCGGCCACAGGGAGCCGTGCCCGTCCGCGTCGCGCGGCGCGTCCGGCGCGAGCCAGGGGAAGTCGCCCAGGGCGGGGGTGTGCAGGAGGTCCCAGCCCTGCTTGAGCAGGTGGGCGGCGACGTCCTCCTCCCCCCACCGGGTGGTGATGCAGAGCGCGCTCCCTTGCGGGTGGAGGCGGGGGAGGAGGGTCATGTCCAGCAGCTGGCGCACCCGCTGCATCTCCACGGGGGAGGTGGCGGTCTCCTGGGTCACCGGGTCGTCCAGGAGCAGGCAGTGGGCCCGGGAGCCGATCACGCTGGCGCCGAAACCGGAGCAGCGGTAGCTGGGGTCCTTCGTCCCGGGGGGCACCCCGCGCAGGTAGAGGCCGTCGGTCGACCAGCCTCGCTCGGGGTCGGCCCGCGCCTCGGGCTCGGGGAAGACCGCGGCGTGCGCCGGCGTGGTGCTCAAGCCCAGGGCCACCGTGCCGTGGAACTGGCGGCTCATGGTGTCGCTCGAGGTGACGGCGAGGATGGCTCGGTCGGGGTGGTTACCCAGATACCACAGGGGGAGGACGAAGGAGATCCAGGTGCTCTTGGCCGCCCCCGGCGGCGCCACCACCAGCAGGCGCCCGCCGGGCGTCTCCACGGCCTGGCGCACCCGCTCGAGCCAATGGCGGTGGTGCGGGGCGGGGCGCAACCCGTGGGCCACGAACCCGTAGGCCTCGGGCCGGCGGCGGGCGAGCTCGAGGGCCACCGCGTCCCAGGATGGGGTATTTGCGGTATATTCCCCCGGCGGCGGCCCATGCCCGCCAGAGACGGGGGGCCGCGCGGTCGCGTTTGTCAAGAACGCGCTTCCCCGTCGGCCCCCAGCAGGCCGCGCACCAGCCGCTCCCGCTCCGCCGCGGTGGCGACGGGTGGCTGGTCCTCCGGTGGCCGCGTGTCCGGCGCCAGCCACGCCGGGGGCCACCGCGTCGAGAGGGCCCTCCGCGCCAGGACGTCCGCCCGGTTCTCGGGGTCGGCCTCGTCGGTCATGAGCTCCATGTGCTCCAACCACGCCCGGAGGCGCAGGATCTCCTCGGCGGCCTCGGCGAAGGCGTGGCGGTACCGCTTCTTCGTCATGGGCCCTCCTCGCTCCCCAGCAGCGCGCGGGTCAGCCGCTCGACGTCGGCCTCCTCGACGTGGGCGCGGAGCAGCTCGCGGTGGGTCACCTGGGCGTCGACGGTGATGTCCGCCTCCACGACGTTCACCGCCCGGCCGAAGCCGCGGTCGGCGAGCCACTGCGCCGCGGCCATGCGCAGGGCGGTGGGCTGCTTGGGGTGGCGCAGGACGGCGAGCATGTAGGCCACCAGCTCGGCGCCCTCTCGCGTCTCCTCCCGGATGATGGCGGCGAAGCCCTTCGTCCTCCCGGTGGGGTTGCCGCTCACACCCGGGAGGAAACGACCTGATACCCCCCTGTTACCAGGTGTCGACATCGGTACCCTCCTTCAGGAAGTCCCGCAGACGGGCGAGGCAGGGCATG